TATTTGTATTCACCGTATTTATGCGCTCCGTATGACATAAATTACACCCCCTTGAGGTCATTCCAGGTTAGGGGGCCTACAGACATTTTCCCATCTAACGCAACCTGTAATCCGGTGATATTAGAAATTATATGGGTATGGCTAGAAGGAGGAAAAGTGCTTGGCTTCCCTGTTACACCTGTCCACGGTACGCTATCAGCCGCCTCTGCTGCGTCTACTTTGCCATCATTATCGGTATCATAAATGCTTTTTATCATATCGCCGTATCCGGCATCGCCTAATTCTTCCTGCGTTACATATCCTCTATCGTTTTCAAGATGGGAGACTTTTGTTGGAATTTGACTTACTTCAGCCTTATTATCCCATGCTGTTCTTTCTGCCGAAGTTATATGCTTAACTGCATCTGCTTTATGCGCAACAACATCTGCTCGTAAATCCTCGAAGTCGCTACTTTCATTCCACTTATTGTTGAACACTGTATTGCCTGTGCCACCTTCAACGACAGGGGCTTTACCCATACAGTTGTTAGAAGAAATAAGATTGTAGTTATTGCCTGTGCCGGATAAAAGTATTGTGTGTTGGTTTGTGGTGTAATCTTCTGGTGTGCCTATTCCACGAATACAAGTGTTGCCTGTTACCATGTTGTCGCTAGATGAATATAGGCAGATGCCGTTGCTGTTGTTGTTGCAAGTGTTGCCTGTTATCGTATTGTTGTTACTAGATAAATATAGGCGAATGCCGTTGTTGCTGTTGTTGCAAATGTTGCCTGTGATGGTGTTGTCGCTGGATGAATACAAGAAGATGCCGTAGTAGTTGTTGTTGCAAGTGTTGCCTATTACTATGCTGTTACTAGATGAAGATAGGTAGATGCCGTTGCTGCTGTTGTTGTTGCAAATGTTACCTGTAATGGTATTGTTGCTCGATGAATCTAAGCGGATGCCGTTGCTGTTACTGTTACAAGTGTTGCCTGTTATCGTGTTGTTGTTACTAGATGAATCAAAGCGAATGCCGTTGTTGCTGTTGTTGCAAGTGTTGCTTGTGACGGTGTTGTCGCTAGATGAATATAGGCAGATGCCGTAGTTATAACTTGCAGTATATGTTGCCTTGTTCCCGTCAATTTGCAAACCTTGTATTTTGCAACCGCTTTTTTCATTTAAGGTTATTAAGCCCTTCGCAGTAGGCCCACTATTCGTATCAGTGGAATTATACATTCGCTTTAAGATGGTAGCGTTGCCGTTACCTCTTAAAGACACATTATCCTTTGGAATATTGATACTCGCCGTAATATTATAAATTCCATCAAGGATGACTACTTCCCCGCCAGTTGCGGGCAAATCATTTAGTGCTTGTATAATTTCTTCTTGGTCATTTGTTCCATCGCAAAGATAATCACAATCTTTTTCTGTCCAACCAGATGTTGATGTTCCTACTACAAATCTTGCTGTCTTTGAGTGTGACGCACCATCTGATATATGGTCTACGGCGGTTTCTTCAAGGTTTGTGGTCCTGATTTCAAGATCGTTTATGCTAGCATCGGTGGCTGCTTTATAATCGTTTAGATTTTCGACAGTATCGGCCAAGGCGTTTTGTACCTGGTTTATGTCCTCCGCCTCAACCTGGTCCCCCTGGCTTTCGTAGTTGATATAGATTTTTTCGCTATTAGAAAAGACTTTTAAGTGCGTTTTCCATGGCGTTTCAGACGGTGTAGAAATAAAAAAGTTATCTACCTTTGTACCCGTGAAGTTCGGGCCGGTGTAGATAACTATGCTTTCACGGTTAACATTGTCGTGTTCCAGGTATCCTTCCCACTTACCGTCTTGAATGTCCTTATCTTCCTCTATGACATAGAAGCCTTCTTGCTTCTTATTCAGCTTCTCGACAAACAATCTACATCACCTCTAGACTTACGGAAAATGCAGGTGCATCTTCTTCCCCAATTGCTACATTTTGCATCGCCCCATTGAGCTTTAGATCAATATCTATGACCCCAGGAGTATCGAACAGGAGCTTTCCCACATAAGCATGGCTGATATGATTGTCTTTAAAAGTAATATCTTTTCTGTACTGGTCAAGCGCCTGGATAAAGGCATTCTGCACCATTTGCACGGTATAACCTGGGCTCAAGCTTACTTTAGCAGTAACGCTGACATTAAGTTCGGTTGGGCTGTCAACCGTTACAGCGGCGCCGATTGGTCTGACATTCTCAATATGGTTATAAACAGGTTGCTCAAGAGTTTCGTCTATCTGTTTGTTACTATCCACAATCAGCACTTTGACGGTTCCCGGACCACTCCACAGCGGAAACACTTTTGCATCACCGACGCCAGGCACTTCAAGCGCCCACTGTCTATAGTGGCTTGCGCTACCGCTTATGGCAGGCTTTTGTAAGAACGCGAAAATTCTCAAACGCAGGTTTTCATCAGTTTCTTCTTCTT